CTTCCAGCTACCCCAAGGGACTCTGGGAAGGCGTCAAGAGCTGGTGGGACTCGGCCGCGAAGAGCGCGCCGTCTTACTACGACAAGATGTACACCAAGGAGACCTCGACCAAGGCCTACGAAGAGTACGTCCAGTCGGTGGGCCTGGGCATCGCCCCGCGCAAGGCTGAAGGTCAGCCGATCGCCTTCGATGCGCCGCAACAAGGCTTCGTGACCCGTGGTACGAACGCGGCTTACGGCCTGGGCATCATCACCACGCACGAAGAGCTGAAGGACAACCTGTACGTCAAGCTGACGAAGGGCCGCACCGAAAAGCTGCGCCGCTCGTTCCGCGAGACCAAGAACATCAACGCCACCAACGTCTTCAACCGCGCCTTCAACGCGAACTATGCCGGCGGCGATGGCGTCAGCCTGCTGAACACCGCGCACCCGAACACCTCGGGCGGCACCTGGGCCAACAAGTTCGCCGTGGACGCGGCACTGTCGCAAGCGGCGCTGGAAGACATGATGATCCTGATGATGCAGGCCAAGGACGACCGTGGCTTCATCGAGCCGCTGACCCCGACCAAGATCATCGTTCACCCGAACAACTTCTTCAACGCCAAGCGCATCGTCGGCACCGGCAAGTCGGTCGGCACCGCGAACAACGACATCAACCCGATCAACACCGAAGGCCTGCTGCCGGAAGGCGTGCTGTCGAATCCGTACCTGACCTCGACCGGCGCCTGGTTCCTGCCGACCGGCTGCCAGGACGGTCTGATCTGGCAAGAGCGTGAAGCGCTCGACATCTGGGAAGATAACGACTCGGACACCCGCAACTACAAGGTGGCAGCATACGAGCGTTATTGCTTCCTGTGGGCCAACCCGCGCGGCCTGTACGGCTCGAACGCAGCCTAACGCAAGCCCCACAGCCGAAAGGCTGAGTTAGGTTTCGATTATTGGGGCGGATTACTCCATTGTAATCCGCCCCGATTACCTTAAAAAGGAAAACTGAAATGCCGTACGCATCCATTAGCACGCAGTTCCCAGGCGGTGTCACCAACGCTGCCCCGCACCAGACCATGTCGGAAGCCGGCACGCCGGACCCGAGCTGGAGCCAGCTCTATCATAACGAATTCAACACCTTCGCTGCATCCGACTTCACCCTGTCGGGCGCTGGCACGCAGCAAGCCTACCTGCTCACCAACAGCGGCATCGGCGGCGTGCTGGGTCTGGTCTCCGGCCCGAACAACAACGACAACGCCCACCTGTTCCAGCCGGTTGGCTCCTTCCAACTGACGCCGAACAAGCACTTCTTCTTCAAGGCTCGCGTCGCGGTTCAGTTCAATGCTCAGCAGCCGACTGTCTACGTCGGCATGGCCCTGAACGCGGCGTCGGTTCCTGCTTCGACCGATGGCCTGTACTCCTTCAAGGCCGCAAACAGCTCGCAATGGGTGCTGCGCTCGATCATCGGCAACGTTACGACCGACACCCCGCTGCCGGCTGCCTGCACCCAATCGGCCGACAACGTGTTCATCGAGCTGGGCTTCCACGTCGATCCGCAAGGCAACGTCGAGGCCTTCTTCAACCCGACGACCGGCAACAACCAGTCGAACGCGGTTCAAGGTACCTACCGTGGCCGAGTGGCGTCGGCTGTCGGCCTGAGCCTGACCCAGCAGTTGGTGGCTGTGTGCGCCGGTATCCAGAACAACACGGCCGCAAACCGTATCCTGGCAATCGACTACCTGACTGCCTCCGCGGAGCGTTAAGATATGGCCAACTCCGTCGCAACTCAGATCATCCTGGACGGAGCCCGGAACACCGTGATTAAGGTCACGGGCGTTCTGGACACCAGCGACCTGGGGTACACGATCATCGCTGATCCGGCTGCTCTGTCCGGCATCGACAACACCCTGTCGCGCAAGGCCACCGGCTTCCGTATCACGAAGGCCACCTTCAACGTCAAGAACCCAAACATGGCCTTGAGCCTGTTTTGGGACGCTGCCACCCCGCAGCTCGTCCAGCCGCTGTCCAGTGCTGACAACACGCTGTTTGACAACTTCGGCGGCTTGACCAATAATGCTGTCAGCCCATCGGGCAAGATCGGCATCAGCTCCAACGGCTGGTCGGGCATCTCGACCTGCTCGCTGGTCCTGCACCTCCCCAGAACCGGAGCGTAAGCTATGGAAAAGAAAAAACCTGAGCCGAAAGGCAAAGAGAAATCCAAGCAGAAGTCGAAAGAAGGCTTCGCTGCAATGGCCGCGTTGGCCCACCGCCCCAAGGGCAAGAAGAAAGGCTAAGCCATGAGCACCAGTGGACAGATGACCTTCGCGATGAGCCGCGACGACATCATCAACGCAGCGCTTCGCGCAATGGAGGTGATCGGCGCTGGTGAATCAGCTTCGCCTGACGACCTGACGAACGGTGGGCAGGCACTCAACATCATCTGCAAGGCTTACGCCAACAAGGGCTTGCCCCTTTGGTGCATGCAGGACATCGCCGTCCCCTTCGTGCAAGGGCAAGCGTCGTATGTTCTCGGCCCGGCAGCAGTGCCTCCCACCCCCCGCCCGGTTCGCGTGCTGCAGGCATACCTGCGCCGCTCCGATGGCACTGCCGTCCCGCTGACCGTCATCAGCCGGGAAGAATACAACAACATGAGCAACAAGGGCTCGCAGGCCCAGGTGACTCAGCTGTACTACGACGCGCAGCTGGTCAACGGGAACGTGACCGTCTACGGTGTTCCGCCGGACTCGACTGGCACCCTGCACCTGCTCATCCACCGCCAGATCCAGGACGTCAACCTGGGCACGGACAACCCCGACTTCCCCCAGGAAGCCTACCAGATGCTGAAGTGGAAGCTGGTGGATGAGATCGGCCTGGAATACGGCGTGAAAGTCTCCACGCTGCAGATCGCGCAAAACAAAGCGCTGGCATGCGAAATGGAGTTCGTTAACGCGAACCAGGAGCAAACCTCGCACTATTTCGTCCCTTCCGGCCGAGGCTACGAATAATGGAACTCTCGCTTGCAACTCCCCTCCTGAGCCGAGATGGCAACCTGGGCCGCGATCCGTACATGCTCAACTGCTACTGGGAGGCGAACATCGGAGGTGGCAGGACCATCGTTCGCCGCCCTGCGCTCGGGCCGCAGCAAGGTGGCCTGCCTGCCGGGACCGTGCAGGGGGTGGTGCATGCGGGAATCCTGCACTACGTTATCATCAACGATACCCTGTACCAACCGAACGTGGCTTCCGCCAGTGTTCCGATCAATCCGACTGTCGGCGGCCAGCGAATGGACTCGGTGACGAACATCGAGAAGGCTGACAAGACCAACCCGAGCTTCGTCAAGACCAACTTCCAGGCCTGGCTGTTCATCTCGGGGTCTTTCGCTGCGGTCACGGACACCGACTACCCCAGCTCGACCGTGCCAGGGGCTGTGTACCTGGACGGAACGTACTACGTGATGAACGAGACAGGGCAGATCAATGGCTCTGACCTCGAAAACTGCCAGTCGTGGAATGCCCTGAACTTCATCACGACCGACCACGGCCTGGGTCCGGCAGTAGCCCTTCACCGTCATCTGAATTACGTCGTGGCCTTCTGCGAGAAGGGAACGCAGTTCTTTTACGATGCCGCCAATCCCGCACCTGGCAGCCCGCTGTCGTCCATCCAAAACGCAACGGTCGGCATCGGCTGCGCGCACCCTGATTCGATCCAGGCCATGGACGACTTCACGATCTTCCTCTCGCAGGAGAAGAACCGTTCGCGCAGCTTCAGCATCATCCAAGGCCTGTCGATCAAGAAGATTTCGACGCCGGACATCGACCGCATCCTGGAACGCTACGCCTTCGGCCCTTCCCGATCGACCTATGCCAACCTATACAGCATGCTCGTGAAGGCAGACGGCCATACCTTCTACATCTTCACCCTGGCAGACCAGAACCTCACGCTGGTCTACGACGTCACCAATGACCACTGGGCGCAATGGAGCAGCTACGCCAGCGCCCCGAACAACCAGCAAGCATGGCAGGCGGCGGTGGTCATGTACGCCTACGCTCCCGGCTCGCCCCTGCTCTTCCCCTACATCATCCCGCCTGGCGGCCGCTATTCCTACTCCTTTGGGCAAGGGGATCAGGTTGGCTCCGAAACAGTCGTGATGGGGGTGCGGACACGCGCTCTCAACGCTGGAACGACCGTCCGCAAGGTTTGCTCAGAGCTTTCCTTGCTCGGGGATACGGTGGCTGCTACTATGAACGTTCGCTACACAAACGACGCCGGAAACACCTGGAGCGCATGGCGGCCCATCGACTTGAGCACCGCGCGAAAGCGCCTGACTCGTCTTGGGACGTTCGTAAGCCGAATGTACGAGTTCCAGTGCGTTACGAGCGCGAAGGTGCGGCTGGACAGCTTTGTGCTCCCTGATCGGAATCTTCCGGCGCAGACTCAGCCTTCCGGGGAATGAATTATTCGCCCGGATTACAACGCAGTAATGCGGGTGAATAATGAAGATTGAACCAGTCATCCCACAGCCTCGCCAAACACCGCTGGAAATTCGGTACGAAATCTGCCGACTCCAGCATCAGATGTTTGAGCAGGCGAAGGCTGGAACGTTTGAGCCGGTCGAATATCCCCTCATTCACACCTTCCGCCCAGGTTGGTACATTCGCACGATCTTCCTACCTGCTGGGACCGTCATCATCGGCAAGATCCACAAGTTCGAGCATCCCTACATCATCTGGACAGGGCACGTGCATGTGAAGACTGAGCAGGACGGCATGGAGGAAATCCGAGGCATGCACAGGGGCATTTCCCCTGTCGGCGTGCAACGGGCCATTCTGGTTCACGAAGACACCATCTGGTCCGTGTTTCACCCGACTGACTCGACCGACCTTGACGAAATCGAGCGGCAAGTCATCGCCAAGTCCTTTACCGAACTCGGCTGGGAAGACCCGGCCGCAGTCCTTCAACTTACCACCGGAGAATAACTATGTCATGGGGAATGATCGGCGGCGCTGCAGTCAGCTTGGTTGGGGGTAAGATCCTCAGCGGCTCGAACAGCAGCTCCGCTTCGCAACAAGCAGCGGCTCCGACTGCCGCCAACGCAGCCAACAACCCTGTCATCGTGGCGGACCCGTTTGCATCGCAGCGTTACCAATATCAACCCTGGTTGCACGACTTCCAGACCAATCCGAATCTCACTCCGCACGACGTGGGCGCTGAGGCCCAGATGAACTACTTGATGATGGGTGGCCGGTCGCAGCCACTGTTCGATCAAGCCCAAGCCATGCTGCAGCCGGGCTACCAATTTAACTCGTCCGATCCCTCTTACCAGTGGCGCCTGGACCAGGGCAGCGAGAACATCAACCGCAACGCAGCGGCCTCGGGATCGTTGGCTGGCGGTGGCGTGCTTGCCGCGCT